ATCTACAAAAACTTCATTACCTGCAGACTCTAAAGCTTTCATTGCTCTTGGATCTCCAGCATCATAAGCAGCTCTTATTTCTTTAAAACTCATGTCTCTAAATTTAGGATCCATTGCCATACCAATATTATATTTTGGATTTGATCCTGGAGGTGGTCCTTTCATAAATTCAAAAGTTTTAGTATCGATTGGTCGTGCTGTAATTAAACCATCTGTTGCTCTACCAATTTGTTCAGCCTCTTGATTCAATAATTCTAAATATGCTTTTACAGGAACTTTACCCTCTGCTTTTCCAAACTCTCTAATCAATGCATTGTTAAATCTTGTTTGATCAATAGACTTTTTATTTGTACTAATAGTATACATACCGCTTTTATTATTTTTAAATTTGTCAGCAGTTTCTTTCATGTGTTTTTCTAAAGTATCTCTTAACGCTTCAGTATCTTGTTGTTGAAATCCAAAAGCTTCGTTAACAATTGAAGGTATAAAACCAACATTTCCAGGAGCACCAAACTCTGCAATCTTTGCAGTCATATGTCCTTTCTGAACACTTTTCTCACCTTTCTTACCAAATATGGTTAACATTTTTGGTGCATCTAATTTACCTGTTAATGCTCCCTCTATAGATAGATTAGAACCTTTTTTTAAAAGTTCTAGAGTTCTTCTTCCATGACTAAGAGGATCTTTTGGAACTCTATTTTCTTTTACTAATTCACCAATGTCTTTTAAAAATTGAGAAAAATATCTTAGCTCGGTTCTAGTAGCTTTAAGACCATGTTTTCCTAATAATTGTTTTTTTATTCCGTAAGTTTTTTTCTCTTCATTTGTTAAAGTTAAATAGTCTGCTGCAGCTTTAGTGTATTTTGAATTTAATCCTGTTAAATTAT